ACTCCTGTTACGCAGGATCGCACCCAACCATCTACTGATGGGAACATTTGTTGTGAAATTTGCGTTCACCTCCCTCTCACTTTCTTTTCCATTTTGTTTTTGTTTTGTTTGGCTTATCTCCTGACCATTCGAGACTAGACTCTACATGCGATGTTTGTTTATTCGCATGTTGTGGCAGACTTGGGTTTAGCACCCCTAGGTCTGAGATTGTCCTGTGCTTGGATTCTCCTTTTCCTACCTCCCCTCTTTTGTTTTTGTTTTATTACAGATCATGCACTGGGGTGTATGTGTTTTTGAAGGCTACTTGCCTTGGCTAATAGGTCGTACGAGCAGTTCATAACAGCGCTCGACTTCATTAAAATGTCAAGGTACAGTACCACGCTTGTCGTGGGTGTCCCCAGGCACAACGTGGCTAAGGATCAGCTCACACTGTTTAGTGTATTCTAGATAGCGCTGCAACACTTGGTCCTGCATTCTTCGTCCTTCCGCACAGGAAGGGCAAGTTTGTTCTCGGATTGCAAAACTCCCAGTTAGCTTACCTAGAGTAGAATCGGAAAAAACCTCTGGTTCTATCTTGATGTACACTCCCCACCCACGTTTCAATGTAGGTCTTCACATCGGATGGCTTTAAACGGCAATCTTTTGGTTGGTGACACTCAGGTCACCTCTCAGCTCGAGGCTAATGAGCAATTGTTCCTCGGTTCTGGAAGTCTATTACCGCGATTTCTCCGGTTAATTGACTTTCTTCAACCCTGCCTTTCCACAAGAGAGGCAATGTACGATTTGACTTGGATGGAGTGTTGCGAGCATCAATTGCCGCAACACATTCCCAAGTCACATTTTATCAAGATTTCATTATGCAAAGTGCCATTTTTGGATGCAGATTATTACCACTCAGTTAACGTTGACTACGTTGACTGTTTGGAATTGGTCTCTCTGATTACAGCATTTCAGCACATTCGGAATTTTGTTTCTTCCTGCCTTTGCGTTGTACATGAGCCCTCTTTTTGCTTTCACTGTGTTTCTCCTGTTTTACAAGGTGGCTCCGATTTTGTTTCTGCCACCACTGCCATGTCCTATTTTTCTGAGGATTATTATTTTTGGCCCGAAACCATGTATAGGCATTTTTGTCAGCAGTTTTGCTTTCGCGATCAACGCCCGCCGTCTATTGAACGGTGGGCAAAGCTTCTATCGAAGCGTTTTGACAAGCGAATCAATTTTTGCGTCGTGGCTGATCCCATCAGCTACGACAAGATGTTTTTCGTCAAGTCCGAAGGAATTATTTCTACTTTGTTGCGAATCAAGCAGTATGGAGTCGTGCGTGAATTCAAACACATGTACGACCTCAAAGTTCGCCGGGACGTTTACGTCCTCGGTGAGTACTACTTGGCCCACATTCGCAATATTCGTGGAGAGAGTTCTTCTCGTGAGAAGATCACAGCTCGTCTTCGGAGATGGGTTACTGGTGCACCACACCGTCTGCCGATCTGCGACTTAGGTCGTAGGTCTGGTTACACGGAGTTCGCATTTGTTTCCTGTCTTCCGGACATGTCTGTCCCAAAGGCTGTTTTGGACAAGTTCTGGATTGTCAAGCAGGGCTTTCTCGGGGATCTGACCTTAACTGGTTGGAATCTCGGGAGAGCTGTCACACGTTATGTTGTTGCAGAGGCGAGTGCTGGTGTTAGTTCACTGGCTCTTCGTCTCCACGACACGTACGTCGCACCGACGGTTCAGAATGTGAGATCATCCTATCGTGCGCTCAACGTTATGTCTACCATCGGAGAGTTCGTACACACTATTAGTGAAAAAGTGCGACAACTCTTCGACTGGTGTAGGGCACAACTACAAGCCATGTTGGACTACATGCTGCCTCATCTTCCGGCCATCTTCTCAGCGTCGATCGAATTTCTTAAGTTTTTGATACGAGCGATTGTCCACCTTGGAGCTTTATACCTCGCGGTGATGATTGTTAGTGGAATAATGCGGATTTCGATCGCCATGTGGGACATTCTTTTCTCTTTTGTTGAGAATCTCCCCTCCTTTGCACGGAATTTTCTGCCACGGTTTAGCAATTGGCTGCGCTCGTTTTGGTCGTCTTCTGATGACCAGGATGAGGAAATCGAACCCGAAAAGCAAGGTCTCGGTGATATTCGCTTCGGCGAACTCATCGACTACTTCAAGTCGTGTTTCGATTCGAACTTCAAGCCCTCTCTTAAGGCTTGGGGTTCTGCTTTACCAAAGCTCAAATCAATCTCTGAAGCGGTTGTTTGGTTTACCGGAAAGATCGGCGATATTCTCCTGTCGCTGTACCTCTGGTGGACTGACACCCCCTCTCCTCAATCAGTTGTCGAAGTTTCGATGGCTAAGGTTGTGCGAACCTCGCACGATCTATGCTACCGTTACAAGCTGGCTGGTTCTGTTGGACAAGCGGTCATGAAGGACCCGGATTTCGAGAATCGTGTGCTTGATGTTATGGCGTGGGATGCGGCTTTGGACGATGACCGTTACAGGTCGTCGAAACATAAGCTGCAGAACACGCTGTGCGTTGAGTATACGCAGGCAATGAACGCTCTTCGCCCGATTTATGTCGACGTTTTACGTCGGCAGCAGTTGGACAAGGAGCGTCCCGTCCCGTTTTGGATCCATTTCTATGGGCGGACTGGCGAGGGTAAATCACTCTCTGTCAAGCCGTTCTGTGAGATGATCCATGACCAGATGTGGAAGCAAGCTGGCGATCCGCGCTACTCGAAAGATTTTGATTTTGCTCAACAGGTCTTTAACCTTAATGAGCTTGATCAATATTTTGACAAAATGCGCGGTGAGCCCCTTGCTTACGCTGACGATCTCTTCCAGTCCACACAGGACGAGGTCGTCGCCAACACTGCTCAACTTCTCATCAACCTTATCAGCCCAATACGCTACGAACCGCTTATTGCCGATATGACCATGAAGGGAAAACGTTTCGACGTTGACTTTCTAGTGTCTACAGGCAATGACCACACGTGGCCCAAGCTGATGATCAAGCGGCCCGAAGCCCTGCACAATCGTGTAGCGCTGAAGGTCTGTGTCGATCGTGGTGATGATGGAGTTGTGCGGTACAAGCCCACAATCGAAGAGCGTGATATCCACCGCCGGGTTGTCAGGTCCTTCAGTGGACCCACCAATCCCGACGGTTATGTTACGCTCGAGGACCTTGCCGCTGTGTGCGTTCACGCGTACCTGGCTCCGAGGAAATCCCCGATTCTCCCAACGGCTGTTGTTGCGATTCCACGTTATACCTTAGTCGGTCCTCGCCTCACGGCGAGCTACGACGGTAAAGACGTGGTTGTTGACGACAGCCCACCAAGGGATGGCGTCGGTCCTGTTCCGTTTCCTAGCAAGATGAGTGCGGCTGCTGCTGCATTCGTACCTGCCCCTGTGAAACAGATGATGGAACCCGACGACTCCCCCAAAGACGAGGTGAAGGCCCCGGTCGATGAACTTGACAAGAAGCTTGAACCTTTCTTCCGTGCCACTCATCTGACATCGGAGGATAGCAAGCAGAAACTCAAGGATCTACTCATCGATCATGGCGTTCGCTCAAAAGTCCCCTCTGCACCACCTGAGGTTATCCCCATTGACGACTTCTATAAGTGCCAGGAACTTTTACGGCTCAATTCTGTGCGCAACAGCCTCGCGTGGCTGGAGATTGCAACCGTTCCTCAAGAGTTTCGGCTCCTGAACTTGCTTGGAGGCAAGTTAGGAGCTGCGGCTGATCTTCGGATCGAGGAGGCTACGGAGCGCGAGAAGGCGTTCCGTGAGCTTCAAAGGAAGGTTGCACTCACGTCCACCCGACCAACATCGATTGTGATGATGTTTTACGTGGTCTTGAACCCGATATTCATTGGTAGGTTTCCTGCCAGTGCTGTCCAGTTCTATCTAGATCACCTCAATGCCATGGCCTCTGCCGGTCGTGGTCAAGCATCACACACTTGGTGTGCGCAAGCGTATGATTTCTGGTGTTCGCCGGAGGCCACTTCGTGGATCCGCAACGCTGGGAGTTATTTGACAATGCGCAAAGAGTCAGGCTCCAAGTCTACTATTGCTCTCGCTCGATATGCTACTTCAGAGAAGCTGTTCGCGAAGCATTGGTTCAAGGAGCCCATGGTTGGATTTCAAGAGTACTGCCAGAAAAGGGATAGGAGCGGGAAAGCGCGCATTTACAGTTATGAAGAATACTGTTTGCGGCGCAAGTACGCTACCCTGTCTGTTTTGGCGGTTGGTTTTGGAGGGGCCGCATTCGCGGCCACAGTCATCGCGTCCCTTGTGATTGGTCTACGTTCAGTCGTGACTAGTCTATTTGGACGAGATCCATCGAAGCAATCCGGGAACTTCAAAGGAATGAAGTCCCTAGGTCATCGAGTATCCGTCTCGGTCAATCGTGGTCCTGCCAAAGTGGTGAAAATGTCGATTCCTCGACCTCTACCACAAGCAGACGAATCATTAGACCCCACAACGGTTCTTGACCCAGTGATTGCAAAGGTTCGTGCCAACATGCGTTTCTGCAACTTCAATGGTCTTTCGGGCTATTTGCTTGGGATTGTCTCCGGACTTTTCCTCACACCCACTCACCTGTTGCAAAACATGACTGATGGTACATCAATCCTGATATCCCCTGATGGGTTCGGTCCTCGGATCGTGCTCAACTGGGCGGATGTCACCGTCTACGGAGATGACAGCCCTGATTCCTACTCGGTTGTCACGTGCAGCAAACAGATTTCGTTCAAAGATATCCGTAACCACTTCACTGAGAACGTTGAACATAACGTTCGAATAAGGCGGTTGCTCCCGATCATCAAGGACAATATCCAAGAGCTGTACATGCACGAAACGTCTGAATGGACCCACCTAGACACACCCCGATTCCACGGGTGCGAAGGTGAATTCATGAAAATGCCAAATGGCAAAGGATACTGCGGTATCCCCTACTTCTATGAGACACGCACAGGCCTTAAAATAGCCTACATCCATGGAGCAGGGGACGAACAACACCGCGTTTCTTTTGGCCATTTCGTCAACAGACATATCGTACAAACATTCGTAGACCTACACCTACAACAAACGGGCACACTTGTCGCGCCCGAAGTCGAGAAATTCGATGGGTCGTCAAAAGCAACACCAGTCTTGCAATGCGGAAAGGTTTTCACGCCTGGCACTATCCTAATGGGGAAGTTGCCGCCTGGAATCTCATTCCATAATCGCACAGACTCGTCACTTGTGAAGACGACCTTACATCCGAATCACATGCTGTTCCCAATGCATGATGAAAACGGACCTATCGATCTCGGTTTCGAGCCCACACGTGCTCCCGCAAACCTATCACCCGACGGCGTCGGTGGTGGATTGAATTATCCGCTGCATAAATATGCAGTGTTAGGTGGTGAACCCAATACCACTTATTCTATCCCCGACTCGCTGTCACACGCCCTGCCTATGGACGAGATGCTACCACCTGGTTTCTCCACACGAAACACAGGTTGGCTCACCCTCCAGGAAGCAATTCTTGGGGGTGATGGTGTCGAATCGCTCGAACTAAAACAGTCCGTCGGATATCCCGACGCCTGCTTCGGCAAGCGTCGGTCAGATCTTCTGTTCCTTCCTGGAACGAAACAAATCCGACCTGAGTTCATCGCTAAGATGGACCATCTTGAGGACACTCTCAGCCGTGGCGTTTACCGCATGGTTGGCATAGTCTTCTCGAAGGACGAGCTTATCGACATTCCCGATCTTGTCAAAGGCAAATCTCGCTCGATCACAATGGGTGAGTTGACATACGTTGTCATGGGAAAACGACTTTTCCATCGTGCCCTAAAGGCCCTCGAAGCGCAGCCTGCTTTCACAGCGTGCGCCACGGGCTTCAACCCACACGGAAAAGACCCTGACATCTTATACTCTCGCCTAGCGTCAAAGAGCAAGAACACTCTCGCCGGAGATCAAACCGGCCAGGAACGCACCATTCCCTGTCCCTGGGAGGAGGAATACATAGAGTGGTGGGATAATATCCTACCGCTCCCTCCCAAACAGACTACCATCCGTGCCAATTTCGTGCGAAGCGTTGTACGCCCGTACTTAATGGTTTTCGGAAGGATCTTCTGGTGCCCTCTTGGCTCTGGCTCCGGCCACCCACTCACCCAGCACTTTGCCTCTTGGTCAACCCACCGGTTGCACCGAATGTGCTGGAGAGCTGTCGGATACAAGGACGAGGATTTCAAGGCAAATGTTGAAGGGACTACACTCGGTGACGATTCACTCTACACCGTGACCCCACAGTTCCATCGTTTCAACATGATCAACTTGTCCACCTTTGCTGCAAGCATTGGTATCCGATACACAACTCCAACGAAGGGCGAGGTCCAGATGGCCTACATTCCGCTCGACGAAGCTACGTTCCTTAAACGCAGGTTCGAGCGGCGTGAAAGCTTTATGACCATGCCCCTCAAAATCTCCTCGATATATGAATCAGTTATGTACGAGGACAAAGCCGCTACTGACGACGACCGGAAAAACACATTTCTCAATGCTGTTCTCGAAGCGAAGTTTCACGGTCCCGAAATCTACGAACAAATGCGACGCATCCTCACCCGCTCAGCTGCGGTACGAGGCTTTTACGTCCAACTAGATTCTTGGGAGACCGCGTTTCAGCGTTTCCGAGACGAGTGTCGTTGTTAGCACCGACCTGGGTCGGGAGGCCCCTTTAAAGCCACCAGGTGGTGCATCCTGAAGTAAGCACCAAGCTCTGCGGGGAGTCTAAACTCGCAATTGCCGGTGAAACCGGATTTCTGGCGCGCCCTAAAAAGCGCGGGCTCGGTTGCCTTGTAAAGGTGCCGTGTCTAAGTTATGCCAGGACAATTCGTCCGCCTAGCGCCAAACCCGGCGCGACAGCTATGGACTTCAGGGTTGCTGCACAACAAACATCCGCTGTTATTGATGCCCCCCAGTCCCTTACCGATGACGTGGTCCCGAACTCTGTGGCCACGATCAATGCTACTCTCGACGATGTCGGCACTCGCATTTCCACGCTTGTGTCGATTCCTAGAATCGTCGATGTCAGCCCCCTGCCTGACTCTACGCCACATCAGCTCTTGGAGCGATTGTTCGAACTCAGCTCTTTTACTTGGGCAACAACTGACGCACCCTCCACTGGTGCTGTCTTCAAGTCGTACTACCCGTTCGACATGTTGTATTCCCAATCTATCATTGCTGACGTCTTGTCATACTACTCGTACATAAAGTGTGATATGGAGATTCAGTTCCGTATGCAAACTACCCAGTTTTATCAAGGTTCACTCATGTTTACTGTTGTTCCTTTTGATTTTACGGCCAATACTCCTCTCAGCACTTCTGTGTACGCTCGTTCTTGGCAACGACCAATCGTTCTGTCTGCTCAATGCGAAGACTCAGTGATCTTAAAGATGCCATGGCTTCGACCAACACGTTTTGAAGCACCAGGCTCTCTTATCACTGCCACTGCTCGACCTTGGTCAATCATGGTTGATATTTTATCACCTCTTCGCGTGGCTTCTGCCAGTGCACCGGATTCGGTATCAGTCCAAATCACCGGCCGGTTCGTCAACCCCCATCTTGTATGGCCCGTCAACCCAGCCGCCCAACGTAAGAAGCTCAACCCGGCGAAACAATCTGGTAAGACTACCGATACTATTGCCCCCGCTCGTGGTGCTGCGCAGAAAGTGCATGTCACCCGCGGCAAAGGTAATCCTGTCGATGAAGCTAAGTCCTCGATCAGCACAACCAGCACATCTGCTGTAGGTTCCGTTGTCTCCACCATTGATTCAGTTTCCAATTCAATCATGGATGTTCTTGGCAGTGTTGCACCACTTGCAGAACTTGCTGGGCTGTTCCTGGACAAGCCACAATTACCAGAAGAGGCGGCACGCATGTTCATTGCTCCCGCCACAAATTTTACCGCCAGTGATGTCCGTGATCAAGGCTACTCTTTGTCGTTGTACAAGACGGCATATCTTGGCACTAATCCGGATGTCCTTCCAGAGTCTTCTGACGTTTCATGGCTTGCGATTGCGATGCGGCCAGCTCTTCAGTTTGTCGATTCGTTGACTAACACATCAGGCCCTGTCGATCATCAGTCGCACCCCATCACCACCCCCTTCGGTTGGGCGATCAGTTCTCACTTGTACTGGCGTGGGAGTATCAGATTTCGAATCAACTTCTACGCCAGCACCTTTGTTTCTGGCCGTGTTCTTATTGTTTACTCCCCGCCATCGTCAACTGCTGTCACTACGATCAACAACACCATATCACGTCTGATTTCCGTCAAGGGCGACACTACGGTTGAGTTCACTATCCCGTATGTCGCCAGTACTGATTTCTTACCGCTTGGGATCAACTCTATCTCAGGTGTGTTCTACGGCACTGGAGTTCTTTCCTTCAGTGTTTATGGTGTTATCACTTCTTCTGACAGCAGCACAGATGCTGTGATTGACTTTGTTGCATGGTCGGCAGCTGCGCCTGATGCGCAGTTTGTCCAACCACTTTTGTCATCGCAGTATGGGCTTACCCCGGACGGATCAAGTCTTCGTCCTGTACGCCAAGCTGACATTTGCGAGGCTTTCAAAAAGACCTTCGCCCCCTATGTGGACGGGTGTGAGTACCTGACTGATGCTGGCTACGTTGCCTCTGAGATCTCGAGATCACCTATGGATGTTCTGAAGCGTTATCAGGTTTGCCTCACCAATGCAACACCTGGAGTGGCCTTGCCGGGAGTTTACTCACCGGCCGCAACCACCCTTGGATGGCAGATTCAAACAGCCTTTTTGTTCCTTCGTGGAGGTGTCAATTACAAAGCCTTCCCGAACGTTACCAATCAAGCTGGTTATCTCACGCCTGAGAATATTTCTGACGTGAAGTGGGCAGTCGATCCTACCTGGTTCTTCTACTCTGGAAATGTCTCTACTGTCTCTGGCTCTGGGTTACCTTACCTTACTGCCGGTCAGTCTGATTCTGAGATTGATGTGTCTGTTCCATACACCAATCACTATCCTTACATCTTCACGAACGATTCAATTTCTCCTAACAGCGTGCCGACTGCTGTCTATCTTACGCCAAGGAAAAATCCTATCTCGTGGTCTGACGCGACTCCGACCTTCATTGCCGGCATGGACGTGTACACGTGCGTCCGTGACGACTTCATGATGGGCTGGCTTCTCGCGCCCTATCCTTACACTCCTGCTCTAAAAAGGGGTGTCTCAAATGCGGCTTTGCCGCACAGTCAATCCGCTGCGCCCAGCGCCAGCACCCAAACACATAAAAAACAGTTGTCTATGTTGGACTTCATAGGACCCGATCTTGGGTTCTAAGTTGTTCACACTGGGGTACGACTCAGCAAAAGTCGTCTGTTTTCTTTTCTCGTTTTACTCTCGTTTTCTGAAAGCATTTTTACCAGCAATATTCCCTGTTTTACTCCGGAATTTTATCGAGTTGCATATTGTACGGCTTCGGTACTCCTTAAGTCATTAATTTGACCCCACTTCGGTGGCTTGGACTCTACTGTTAAGCCAGGTTCTAACCCTGGCCCCGTATGGTATGTCTTCTAGTTGAGACTCCTTCAAATTGTATGCAC